TTTTTTTTTTTTGTTAAGATGCGTATTCAAACATGCTTGTATTGGGGTCTTGTAAGTTATTTAGAAATACTTGATTTTCCGAGAGGATTGGAAAACCATAATCAAGTTCAGAGACATGAATATCGTTCAAGTCAAAGACTGTGCTATCATCTTGATAGGTTTCTATTATAAGGATTAAATTATAGGAACCGAATTCCACCAAAAGTCCAATAAAATAAAAAGATTCATGTTGGAAACAATTATATTTAATATTTGTGGATGGATGTATTAAATAATTAAGATTAGAATCGTCGAAATGTTCAAGAAAATTGTTTGATAATTCAATCCCATCAATATTGGATTCTGAATCACAAGATGCGATGAAATTCATGTTTGAATCCATTGATGCCATATATAAATATTTAATTTTTTCTATTGATTTTGATTTGGATTCCATTTTATCAAAAAAAAATGTTTTGGAAAATAAAATGGACAAGATGGAATTTAATTTGACCGATGATAAGGTACTATTTAATTCATAAGATTCGATATTATATGGTAGTTGTGTTAATAGATAATTCTGTATATTTGCAAGATGAAAATGGGTAGTCTTGAATTTAAATGATGAATAATCTGTCGACATTTTAATTATATATTTTTTTTATTTTTTTTTTACCGAAAAAAAAAAAATGAATATTGAAACCACCTCATTCAACTTTAGTAAAATATGGTAATTTTAAGGTCTGGAAAGAAAGTTTTTTGTTTTGAAGAATCAAAACAAGCATCCGAATCTACTATTGAGCAAGATGAAGAATCTTTTGATGATGACGAAACTTATTATACTTCTTCCTCTATCGAAGAAGAAGATTGGATGGATGAGATATTTGAAATTCCGAATGATATCAAGGATGATGAAAAATTATTACAAAATTTTAATACTATCGTGGACCGTATAAAGTCGAATGAACCTTCTTTGGAAATGATTTTGACATTGAAAATACGGATGAAAGCAAAAATAGATTTATTACAAAAGTTTTATATCTACAAAAATTCATTTCCGTATACGGAAGAAAGATATTTTTTAAAAAAAGAATTATTGAAAAAAATTCAAATGTATCAAATCGAATACAAGGAATTTATCAAGAATAAGGATAGATACAAAAAATTGGAAAATGCAAAAAGAATGGATTCGGATTTGGTTTCCTTGAAATCAAATATTTTAAATTTAGATACGAAAAAAGAAAATTTGAAAATTATTTTTCAGAAATTTAATCATTTAGAATCGAGAAGTTCGACCGATGAGGAATTTCATAAATTATTTTATTGGTTAAAATTGTGTATCGCGATACCATTTGAAAAAATCAAAAAATTTCCATGTAGCGATGGGATTCCATTCTTTATGAAGAATGTAAAAAAAGAAATGGACAAGGAATTATATGGTATGAATGATGTCAAGGAAAAAATTTTATTATACATTCACAATAGAATTCTGAATCCGGAAACCCATAGTTTTCCGTTAGCCTTAATTGGACCTCCCGGAATTGGAAAAACATCCATTGCGATTTTAATTTCAAAAGTCATGCATATTCCTTTTCATCAAATTTCTTTAGGGGGTATTACCAATCCAGAATTTCTTTTGGGATTCGATTCGTGTTACGTTGGTAGTAAACCAGGGCGAATTAGTGAAGCCTTGATGAAGATGAAATACAAGAACGGTTGCCTTTTCTTTGATGAATTTGATAAAATTTCTGATAATAAGGATGTTGTGAATGCAATGTTACATATCACAGATTATACACAAAATAATAATTTTCATGATAATTATTTTGCAGACATTTCGATTGATTTATCCAATTGTTGGATTATCACTTCCATGAATCATAAACCAGAAAATAAAGCGTTGGATGATAGAATGTCCTATGTGTATCTTTCCGAATACACTGAAAAAGAAAAAGTGACCATCGTGAAGGATTATCTAATTCCAAAATCTCTTCAAAATCTAAATATATCTACATCTTCCTTTTCAATATCAAAAGAATCAATCGAACATTTTGTTCGAAAAGTCAGTCCAAACAAATCAGGGATACGTTTGTTGAAACAAAAAATATCTGAAATTTTTTCAAAATTGATTTTTCTCATTTCAAACCCCGATATGGAAACCTCCTTCGAATTGCATCCAAAATATAAATCAAAACTACATTATCCTTTTTCCATCAATCCTGATGTTATTGATATCCTTTTAAAAAAACATGAGAATGAATCCATTCCCTCCAGTATTCAATATATGTATATATGAAAGATTTTTTACCATGAAAGACTCTATCCCTTTCATACATTGCATCTGCTATTTTCACATAAATATTGGTATCAAGAAAAAGTGGATATGTAATATATAATCTTTTTTTTTTAAAAAAAATTAAAAAATAAATAATCTTTAAATTGCAAATCATGTAATTTGAATAGAAAAACATGAAATGAATTCAATTTTGTTTGGTATAGTTTTTATTATTTTTTTTTTTTTAAATTCCTATGTCTTCAAAAGCAAACTCATCGGTGACAGAAATAATTTTATTTTATCATTTACCATCTTCTTCCAAAATCAGCATATCTATTTTTGAAATTTTTCTCTTTTTGGTGATTGTAAGAAAAACAACATAAACCATGTCTGTCCAATCCATCGTAGCAATCCGAAGCATTTTGACTGCATTCTTCTTTAAATAGATAATAAGAGTATTGTTTTCCTTCATTGAGTCCTGGTTGAAGTTCTAAGGTACCGACATCTGTTTTTACAAAATCATAGAGCTTTATTGTAAAATAATTATATTGATAGTTTTTTTGTTTCGTAGAGGTCTCGACCATATTATTGAAAGCCTTTTTCATAATTTCCAATTTCGGTGGACAAAATAAAATACCTTGGAATAGACTATTTTTGTTAAACGAAAGAACAGTATACAAAAAAGTATCATTCATTACAATTTCATTTAAATTTTTAATGAGTTCAATTTTAATATCTAAATAATATCCACCATGTATATAAAGATAACAATATCGAAAAAAATCTGATTTATGAGCTCCACGTGGAAAGGAATTAAATATGGTGACAAAATGTTCACTGTATGTATCCCGTAAAAACTGAATACAATCATTATCGTCAAAGATGATATGTTTAAAACCAGGGGCAAATTTTTGGATATTCTCAAAAACTTTTTGGGGAACTTTTGTTTTATTAGAATAAGTTTGTATAATAACTTTTGGAATTGTATGGGACGTGATGGAAGTAGAATTCATTATGTTTGTTAATATTATTATTATTTTTTTTTTTATTTTTTCCAGATTTTACCAATAATTATCATGACTTACAAATTTCATCAAAGTATAAATATTTGGTTGATTTGTTTTTTCTTTTAAAGAAAAAAGCTTTTTTCATTACCGAACCTTTCTATGTTAATTTATTTTTTATTATTTTTTTTTTATTCATTGGATAGAAATAAAATAATAGACCTACTATCAATACAATTATAAAAAAATTGTCATAATTATCTTTCGATTGGATTCTGGTTTCTGTCATAGTTTCTTCTATCGTTTCATCCGTTGTTTCCTCTTTCTTATCTGTTTCTTGCAATACAGATGTACTAGGTTCATAATTAATGTTTTTATTATCACTTTCTTGATGATAATTATTTATTGCAAAAACGGTGCCTGTCCCAAACAACACTGCAAAGACAAATGGTAATACAAACTTCATCATACCATTTGACTTTCCCGTTATAGAAATTTTCTCATCATCAAATTTCCAAGACGAATGTCCTTCCGGTACTTGACTTGGAGATAAGGATTTCGAACGTTGAAATTTTATTACATCATAATGATTCTCATTTCTATATAATAAAAATATATATCTAGAAGATATTTTTTCTGCAGATGGTATTATATTATATTGCCCATTTCCAGTAATTAAATTTGTCGAGTCTATACTTAATAGATTTTCTCTAATGACCACAACATTGATACTATACTTTTGTGCGAAAGCAAATATTTCCAAATTAGTACCATATACCGTCGATTTCCCCATGACCTGTTTATAAATATTTACTTTTTCTTCAAGTTCAAGACCATCAAAATTCTCGATGATAATGTCTAAATTATCTGTGTCATATATTGTCATTAAATGTCTTACTAATTGAATATTATCACTACTGTTCTTGTCAATACTAAGATAATCTTTAATAAGGTCAGTGTTATTCCCTATATAGTCTACAAGTTCTTTTCGCATTATCATATGGTTCTTACCATCATTCTTAAATGGACAAGTCAAAGATTCAAACAAACAGTTCCCCAAAGGTGGTTGACTTAAAATACATAATTCATTGTCTCTGTATTTTTCATTTAAAAAATTAATTACATCTTCTCTATTTTCTATTTCAATAATAACATCATCTTCTTTATAATTTTTATCATTACAGTATGGAATCACAAACCAATTTCCCATTTTTTTTTATTTACTAATTATTTTTCTTATTTTTTTTTTATTCTTTTCTTTTTTAAGTTTTGGAAGTCATCTTTTATGAATAATTTGCAAGAAGGGACATGGAAGAAAGTAAATTGGTTTGTAAAGAAGTTAATTGTGAACAAATTTGAGAGATATATTCACGGAAAATTAGACTAAGGTCGGGACTAACAATGATATTTTCAGTTGAGGAATCGACCGTTAAATAATTCAATTCATCTTTTGCATTTTGGAACAGAACTAAAAGTCGATAGAGGTCATGGAGTACCTCTTGGAAGACTGTACGTATCGAATCTAACGATTCATTATTTTTTGTAATTTTCGCGTAAAAAACATTAAATTTTAGAAAAAGATTATTGAAAAGAAAAGTGAATTCACTGAACGCATTATAAATATATTTTTTATTATGTAGTGACATGTAATTCACGATTCCCAAATAATATAAATCGGCTGAAATGAAATTGGAATCGCTTGATTGTATCGTATAATTGGAATCAGAATCTCCCAAAGTTGTAATCGGTGAATCTATCCAAATCAGAGAGAAATAAAAAATGACTTGTTTCAAAGATAAAAAAGGAATACTTATTTGTGAATAAATGGTATCTAAAAGACCTTGTTCATTGTCATAATTTATATCTCGATTGAAAATCGGTTTCCATATCGTATATGCGGAATAATTGGTAATCTTGTAATTCAAATAAGATTCCATAGATGTAAAATCAGTAAATTCCGAAATACTCGTTTGAATGGTATCATAAAATGTTTGGGAATGTCCAATATTATTTTTATAATGTAATTCTTGTATCTGTAATAAATTACTATCCACTTCGGTCAATGTACGCAGAATATCGGATTTTAGAGAATAAAGGTAATGAATAAAATTTTTGTTGAAATTTAAATCAATTCGAATATCTTGTGTTGACATTTTTTTATTTCTTGCAAAAAAAAAAATAATAAAAAAAAAAAATAAAGTTATAAGTAGAGACAGTATAAAATGAGTTTATTTGCAGAAACCCCACAAATTTTTGATTTACGAGGAGGAAATATTGATTACTTAACTGCTAATCGTGTTATCTTACAAGCTATTATCGACAAATTAGAAGAAATTTACGGTTACACTTATAATCATGACCCATTTGATTGTGATTTATATTGGACATCCTTGACCGATTCCAACTCCGTTGTTTCAGGAACATCGATTCCAGAATTCACGACTCAATTAAAAACTTTATTGATTGAGGCTCGAAGTGATTTAGAAGCTTTGTTAGTGAGTGTACGACAAAATAAATACGGAAGAGATAGTAATAATACTACGAATTACAGCGATATTATGAAATCCGCTTGTATTATCATGGACCAAGCATTGAAGCAATATTCTAATTATATTAAATTAGTGCTTACGCCATATACTGACCATGATTCAAATGATATTGCATCATTATTTTCGGTCGATTCTAATGTGTTTTCGACAACCATGACTGCTGTAGAGGCTGTCAAAGCAGCCGTTGCTGATGGAAGTATTGTAGACCACGCGCGATACTATTTTTCGGAAGCTGATAGTAATACTTTTTACAGAAAAAGTCATATCGGAAACATGAATAACCAATCTCTCCGTACCTTTAAACGTATTGTGAATGGTATGGGTGATGTCTGGCCGAGAGCGTCCGTCGTTCTCGCTGCTATGAATGGAAAATATGCAGGTAGTGACATGTCTGGAAGTAGTAGTCCAGTACAATCTTTATCAACTGAGTTCTCAGAATATCTCAACTACTTGGGAAGCTTAGGTGCTGTTAGCGCTTATTTATCAGTCCAAATTGATGAATACGTAGAAGCTTCTCGTTCTTCTACCGATGGAGATATTAATTACACTACTTCTTTTGTAAAAAGTGCAATTGATGGATTTTCAAAATACTTCGATGGTGACACAAGTACAGTAGATTCTAATACGCCAATCACGGACGATTTAGTTCAAAAAATGAAAGATATTACTGCATATTTAGTGCAAGGTAGTTTCGACCCTGAAAGTGTATCGGATTATAGTTTCCGAACAAATGCAGGTCTTTCTTAGATTTTCGACTTTTTGATTTTCATTTTTTCTTTTGATTAAATATTGATTGTTTGTTTTTTTTTTTTTAATATTCAAAAATTAAATATTAAAAACTTTTTTTTTTCTTATAAGTAGAGATATATATATATAAAAGATGACTTGTGAAAATTTATTTGAAAACAAAATTATGATTTTTTCCAATCGTGGATTCTTAGACGCTTACTACCGGGCGAATTTAAATATTGGTTTTGCTGTGGAATCAGCTTTGTACCAAATTGTATCCACATTGACGAATTTACCATTTACAAATAATTTTTTAATGACAGATTCAAATGATACAAATACATTTGAAGAAAATACAAATTTATTAAAATTCACACAAAATATGCAAACAGCAACTGAAACTTTTATAAGTGAAGTGACTGAAATTATGGTTTCGAACAGGGCTAGTCGAAATAACAACAACTATTCATCGTCATTAAATGTTTCTTTTTTTACTACATTTGAAGGTATACAAAGTAAATTTTTCAAGAATTTGGCAAATTATTTTACTTTATTTTTATTTTTTCACGACCAAGTCGCCATGCCATCTTTTTTCCCAATCTATGACGTAGTGGATTCGAATCTCGATTTCTCCACATTTGTCTTGAGTGATAAAGACGACCTTTTGCGCACAAATGTCCGAAACTTGAAAAGAGCAGAATTTTTAAAGTACAAGAATATATTTTTAGCTTTTCAGACTCAATTTTTAACGTGTACATTGGCGAATGAAACATTGATTAATACTTCCATGACGGCTTTGGTGGATACCTTTGGAACCGTTATTTCGAAATTAAAAGAATTTATTCGATTTTCTGAAAATTTTATTGATGTTTTGGATGATTATATCATTGAATTAGATACCTATAAAGAAATTTTATGTAATTCTGAATATCAAAATAATATTAATTTTACACATACATTTCTTGAACAAAAAATGAGAGATATTATTCAAAATATTGCGTCTAGTGCTACTGCTTCCACTATGACAATCGTAGAAGGGGGTGAAGATTTTGTGGTTGGGGATATCCTTACGGTGCCTGCCCCAGATTCGAATGAAATGTCTGCAATTGTAGAAGTGACGGGAATCATCAATGGTCATATACGAGAAGTAGGAATTTCTTTCGGGGGGCAAGATTTCCAAGTGGATGATACTATACTCGATTCTGCTGGAGGAACTACCTTTGATATGATTGTTTCATCTATTCAAAATGGTTTCGTGACGGATGCAACCGTTTCGAATGGGGGTAGTGGATTTTTAGTGGGTGATGACTCCAATACAGTATCCTTTACCTCCAATGATGAGGGAACAGGATTTGATTTTCAAGTCACGGATGTGAATGGAAAATTGGACTCTATCATTTTGGATACGAATTCATTAACAGGAGTTACGAATTATGAATTGAGCGACCAAATCACTATTTCAGGAGACACATCAGACGCGGTGATTGACATTACCGAAATCGATGCAGCATCTTTGTCTGCATTTTCTTTTTCTCATGGCGGTAATTTCGACCATAGCGTAGTCACGAACGTCGAATATGATTCCAATGTTGGATTCGAATATGGTGGGTCCTCTTTTGAGGCAAGTATCAATAGTCTCCATTTCGAAAATGCAGATTTAGAGGTTGCAAATAATACGGATTCAAATTCAGTATTAAATGATACTTTTTATTTAAATATCAACGATGGCGATGACATTCAAATGACAGTTACACAACTAGAATGCCAAGCAAATACAATCGAATTGGAAATCGATTCTGCTAGCAACTCTGGTTATCAAATAAATCAAACTTTTTCACCAACCATCGATGGAAATGATTTTAATACCCAAGTGACTAGTCTTCAAATTGATTCAAACAGTATATCCCTAACCTCCAGTGCAAGTACATATGAACCATCGGAAATTGGTACTAGTTTTTCAGGTATGAGCTATGGGGGTGGTGATACCAATGTAGAAATTTCAGCTACTGTCACGGGAATTTTAATGTCTGCAAATTCGATTGACTTGGATATCGTCGATAGTAATGATAGTAACTATAGTATTACAAGTGTAACTACGGTTGATTACGGAACAGAAGAAATTACAATCACACCTACAGAAATATCCATTGAAGCAAACGCTTTGTCTTCTCTCATAGAAGTTGTTATAAATTTGGAAGAAATAAAACAAAGTTATTTTGACTTTTGGAACACACAACCCACCAGTTATTATATAAGTGAAATATATAACATATGGTATTATCAAACTATTGGTAACAAATATTATTACAGAATATACTATCAGTTTACCCAAACTGACGATGGTTCAATATATTATTGGAATGCACAATTTACTTTTGATACAACTACCAATACGTGGGACTATATACAAGCTTCTGGTTCATCAGCAACTGTTGATAATAACGCATTACCATCATCAGATGGAAACACTTATATAGAGGTTTACCCTTTCTCTTTTACTCCAGGAGAATCCTTTGAGATGGAATATGGAGGAGATTCTACGAATCTCATTACAGCAACCATAGATGAAATCACCATCCCAGCGGATACCATTTCATTTAGCCCGGTGGATACCAATGATACCAATAATTTCGGTACGTATACAATCTCCATTGGTGGAGATAGCAATATTACCGTAGTTTATGATTCGAATAGCATTGTCACCACACACCCTGAATTACAACTCAACGATATCACTGTCGATGATGCATCTGGTCTATTTGCATTGGATTCTCCCATTACTGGTGGTGTTTCCTCCTTCACGGTGACACATGATGCCATTACTGCGACCAGTAATACCTTTACTGATTCTAATCGTCATTTTTCTTTATCAGGAACACCGACGGGGATACTTAGTGATTTTACAGTAACTCATTCCCAACTTACATTGACGGATTCAAATGCGGTTCTCTCTCCCGCAACATTTTCTTTCACGACAACACCAACAGGAACTTTAGTATTGGATGTTTCCCATCATGAAATTATTGCGATTGATAATTCATTTATTAGTGATAGTAATAGTATTGTTGCGCTAGCAAGCACACCAACAGGTTCGGTAGTTACTTTTAGCCAATCACATCCATTAATTAGCGATTTAGCGAGTGAAACTTATACTGCTGATTCGTCACCGTTCGTATTGAAAGCCGGACACCCTTTCGGAACCATGAATGCTTTTGCAATCCAAACGGGGACACTTACTATCGATGTCGATAAAATTATCGTAGATGGTTCAGATTATAAGTTGAATTCTTATGTATCAGACCCTACTACACTCATTTCAGCTTGGGATATTCTGTTCACAAGTAAACCATCTGGTATTATAGTAACCATGGACACCTCTTCACTTTCCAATGTTTCGTATGGAGTCATTACTGATTCGAATGTCATTGAGTTTGCAATGGATGCCAATATGAAAAATTATTATACCATGTCCATTGGGTCCGCTGGTTCTATTCATAATTATGAAAAGACATCGGATGGACAAGGATTTGCAAATACCGATACCTTATCCTTATCCAGTTCAAATGGAAATACAGGTGCAAATTTACCATCTGTTACATCCTTCACAATAAAAGAAGGGCAGATTACAGCTTTTACCATTCTCGACGGAGGTTTGGATTATGATATAAGCGATACAATTACGATTAGTAAAACCGATGCAAGCGACGCATCCTTAAGTGTAGCAGCTGTCAGAGATGGTATCATTTCCGCTATCACAATTAATGATGGAGGTTCAGATTATACTTTATCAAATACACTAACGGTTGAATCTTCCGGTGGTGGAAACGGTGCACAAATTCTTCTCAGTGATATCGATAATGGTCATATCTCAACCATATCTATTATCGACGAAGGTTCTGGTTTTACTACTGGAAATACGATTGAAATGACACATTCAAGAGACTCAACTTTACCCAATCAACCTACCATCGAAATTTCAAGCATTTCTAGTGATGATACCATATCCATTTTAGCCAAAATTAAAGATTTAAATGACGCTTTGGAAGAATAATTAAATTACATTTACATATCATTGAATTTTAATATTTTATATTCATATTAAAATTATACTGACATATTTTATTTTTTAGAGGAATCGAGTTTCGTCTTTTAACAAATTTTCAT